AACTGTGGTAACGATCTGACCAGTTTTGTCATCACGTTTAGCTGTCATTTCCCATCCTTGAAACTTTGAGTGGAACTCATCGCTTACTAGGCCTTTGGCCATGTCTAGGATGTCTGTGCGGATTTCATATCCGTTCTTGTTGAATTTAACTTCTGGTAATTTTGGAGTTTCGAAGGACATTATTTTGCTCCTTTGTAAACTGTAGTTTTAGCATTAGAAACCAGTGTTTGTGCAAGTGTTAGAGTTGTGTCAACCCAACCTTGATAAAACTTGGTCTGTGCTTCAATTAGTGTTACCAATTTTGATTGGATTTCTTTGTCGGTAACGAATGTGTTAACGATTGTTTTCTTGCCAGTTTGAATGGCGTCGATAGTTTGATTAAACATAATTTTTCCTTTGTGTGTGTATGTTTCTTAGACAACAACCTTGCTGTCTAAGTATTATTATATATCTTTTTTATTAAAAATGCAATGCTTTTTATGGCAAATTTAACCGAAGTTACTTTCTAGCAATTTCTTGAGCTTCACGCCATTTGCCGTTACGAGCTAAGTGAGCAGCATAATTAGCTTCGCCAAATGCTACCATCACTGACCAGATTGTGTTTAATATTGCTTTCATAGATAAGTTTCCTTTTGAGAATTGAATTGTTGGATATAGTTTTCCAACTGTGCGGCATTGGTAATGCCTTTGGTGCTTAGATAATGATCTAAGCGGGTTTGATAAGAACTGTTTGGAAACATTTCCGCCAAACGTTCTAAGATGGCTAACATCTTTTTTGATATTGCGTTCATGGTCTTTCCTCTGTAAGTGTGTGTAGAGCTATCTACTCAGTATTTATACTGAGTCAGTAAAAGAGCCACTGTTAGTGGCTCTCTTAGAAGGTACAACCTAGAATTACTGTATTATTTGTTTTTCCAGATTGAGTATAACACCCATACTGCTACCAGTCCAACTACACCTTCTGCGCCTAGTGCTTTGACAATACCTGTCACAGAACCAATCACATCAACAACTGGTAAAAACGGGACTGCTGCTCCTTTGAATAATACCTCTAGTACGATTAACAATGCCAACACGCTAACACCTGTGTCTGCAAGAGCTGATGCCCATTTTTTAATTAAAGCTAATACTTCCATTGTAAGACCTCCCTGATTCCTAACAAATTTAACGTTAGTGATTTATTTAGAATGAATGTATAATATAAGAGAGCAAATGGCAGTATTTTGCAGCATTTTTCAGTTAAGTTAGCAGTGAATACCATAATATTAGTATTTCTGGTATGATTGCGATTGGATTAAATACATGATAGGAAAGGTATATGAAACTTAGAACAAGATCAATACTACAGGAATTAAATGAGCTGGCAGAAGTCCGCAACAAAGACGACCTCTTTGAAAGCCGGGCGGTCAACATCATTAATTCCGCTATCAATCTACTAGAAACTCTACACAAACACTACGATGCTGAATCAGCAGATGAGTTAGAGCGTAGATTTCTCAATGCCATACGTGGTCAGGATACTGCTAAATTTACTCGCGGTATTAAAAAGATCGTAGAAACTCGCAAAGCTAACAAAAAGCTATTGGAATCTAAAAAAGATGAATGATGTATTACTAGAAGGCGGCAACGTATTCAAAGACGATGCTGGCTCAATCCTAACAGTTAGAATAAACAAAGCAGACGTACTGCCCACAGTACAATGGCTTGAAACAGTTACAGGTTTAGAGCTTACAGATAACATGCTAGGTACCACAGGCAAGAAAGAAACCTCAGGTGACTTAGATCTTGCTATCGATGCTAACGCTGTTAACAAAAATGAATTCGCTGCTAAACTAGCAGACTATATTGCTAAGAAGGGTGGCGATCCTAAAGAATGGATTCGTAAGAGCGGTATTTCAGTACACTTCAAAACTCCTATCCGAGGTGATGAGAAGAACGGATATGTTCAATCAGACTTTATGTTTGGTGAACCTAACTGGATGAAGTTTTCCCTACAGGGCGGCCGTGAAGGCAGCGAGCTAAAGGGTGCTCACAGACACATCATCCTAGCCAGCATAGCTAGAGTAAGAGGAATGAAGTGGAGTGCGAACAACGGATTAATGAGCAGCGATGGCAAAGAGTTAGTCAGCAAAGACGGTAACGAAATCGCTAAAAAATTACTAGGTCAAACTGCTTCAATCAAAGATCTACAAGATCCAGAAACTATCATTGACTATGTTATTAAACTGCCTAACTACGAAGAACTAGTAGCAGATGCTAGAGAAACACTAGGCCGTGAAGGTGTTAAATTACCAGAAGCAGGCAAAGTAGAAAGTTTCACTCCAGGCTCAGGTGCTTGGTTTCGTAAAATGATTGAAGTGGTAAAATGAGAGCTTGGGAACTATTAGTTGAAGCAGAAACACCAGCACCTAAGAAAGTAGGTCGCGAGTTCAATCACCTAGAAGATCTAGTGTTCACAGAACCCAATGGCGCTGTCAAAGCAATAGAAATATTAAAAAGCCTTGCTAAACCAGAAACCAGTATCACTATTAAGTGGGACGGCAATCCCACTGTGTATTGGGGCAGAGACGAAGATGGCACATTCCGTATGGTAGGCAAGAACAATTGGGGACGTGAAGAAGGCAAGAGCAGCTCTCCAGAAGATCTCAAACAGTTTATCATGAGCCGTGGCAAGGGCGAAGACTGGCGCGATAAGTTTGCCTCAGATATGGCAGCATTGTGGCCCGTGTTTGAGAAGGCAACTCCCAAAGATTTCCGCGGTTATGTCTATGGAGACATACTGTTCCATCCAGGCAAACCTTATCAAGGGGCTGATGGTAGAATCTCATTCACTCCCAATCAAACCACTTATGCAGTGTTGGGCAACAGCGATGTAGGACGCAGTTTGATCAAGGCTAAAATTGCCGTGGCTGCCCACAAACAGTTTGGATACTTTGGCGACAAAACTGGAGAAGATTTTGACAACCCAGAAATATTTGCCAGCAATCCGGAATTAAAAGTATTTGGGCTAACCACAGTCAGCACTCGTTCTGCTGTGAGTGCAGATAACCTTGATAGAATACAGGCCTTGGCTAAAAATCAACAGGCTATTAATAACTTGTTGGCACCTGTTGCAGGCATGGGCTACTTACAAAGTGAAATCTATACTTTTGTCAACACACAAAGCAAGGCCAAACAACTAGACAAGATCAACACTGATGCGTTCATGGCATTCGTAGGCAAGACTCCCGTCAAAGCTGCTAAGATAGCTGCACACAGCAAAAACCATCCAGGAGTAATGGACTCTATGTTTGCCTTGGTCAAAGAAATCATGGCGGCTAAAGATGAAGTAATTCGCGAACTAGATAGTGCCGAGGGCGACATCACAGCAACCACAGGCGGCAAACCTGGCGGTGAAGGCTATGTAGCAGGTGGTTCAAAACTAGTTCCTAGAGATCGTTGGACTCCATTTAGAGCTGATTAGCGTCTCAAACCCACGGGTTTTTCCAAAAGATATAAATACTTACATAAGAATCAAGGTGATTCTTAATATAGCCGGTCCCTGAGCGGGACTTATTGATTAGGAGAACATATCATGGCAGACATTTCAACAGTAGCACAAACGTATGACAACGCTGGCTCAGCAATCGTAGCATCTCGTCCAGCTTTTAATAAAAAAACAGTATCAGGACAAGGTATTGCTGGAGAAACACGTATTATCAATCTTGCAAAAACAAACCTAACACAAGCAGAAGTAGATTCAGTAATTCTGTTTCTAACCCGCGGCGGTGTAGCTGGTACTAACGATGCACACACAGTTGTGGGTGTTTCTTGCCTAACAGAATCAGGTGTATTCACACCAGGAACAACTGATGCAATTCAAGTTGCAATCCAAGGTACAGGCGCATTTACTGCTGCTTCTGACTTTGGCGGTGTTACTGGCGTAACATCTTCATTGCTTGCTGACTTTGCTGGTTTACAGGCATAAGTTTAGTTTTATCAAACTAGAGAAAAGGGCGGAATTTATTTCCGCTCTTTTTTTATCTGCGTAAATAACTGCATGGCACGATATCAAATAATAACACTGGTAGACATCACTAGGGCTAACCCTAATAGATCTGAATCAGACAACACAAAATTAGGTCAACAGGCTAATTTTAACAGTCTGCTGCAGGCTATAGGTCTAAGAGCTAACGTAACCTGGGAACAGGATCCCGAAATGAAAGATGGTAGATTACCACATCCAAGAACAGGCAAAGCTAATCATTGGACATGGGAGTTTGATACTGAACGAGATTTGTTATTCTACAAAGACGAGTTGAATCCAGTAGGACTGTTGGTCGACGACCTGCACGGTGTTCCTATCATAGACCAGCTAAATAATAGTATAGACATACATCCGTCAATCTTCGCAACCAGAGGTGAACACACAAACACCTGGATATACGAATTACGCGAAGTTGGATAAATACATATTACAAAGGCAAACACAACTAGGCATTTCATCATTAGGCACATGGCTCAGAGCGAGCACTTGACTTAACCAAGGAGATGGCTAAATGCCTACAGGATTAGCAGAACGTATTAGTGTGGTTGAAGTACAGGTCGTTAACCTGGACGAAAAATTAGATGAAATCAAAGTAGACGTGAAAGAAATGCACGACTGCTTGGATCGCACAGGCACCGATCTCAAAGCCACTCTCAAAGAAATGCATAACGAATCATGCAGACAGCACAACGAATTAGCTGGTAAGATTGGCGAATTAGAAAAATTCAAAACCAAATGGACATATATGATAGCAGGTGCTATCGCTGTAGTTGGCTTTGCATCAGGACATGTTTCAGCACTAACCAAGTTATTAGGTTAAACAAATATACATACTTAAATAAGGGCCATAGGTCCTTTTTTTATGGCTTCATTATCTCAACGTTTAGAGCAGACACTACAGTCTGCAATTAAAAACAATCCAATACTGCCTGTTAAAACAGCTGATGGAATTCTTGTTGGCGATATAAAGATAGTAAGTGATGGGACTATAAAGCATTTAATCCGTGCCAATGAAACTATATACTCAAACATCTATCTAAATGCTGTGGCTATTTGTTTGGCCAATATTTTAGCTAGAAGGAAGATTGACATAAAAGCTGATGCAGTTTATCGCGCAGATCAAGAATACGGAAAGTGGTATCAAGACAGCCAAATGCTTAGGGCACGATATCAACAGGCAGTAAACAGCCAGGATCACGATCGTGCAGATATCATGTGGGCTAGATACTGTGAAAGCAGAGATCGTGCAATCTTAGCTAAAAACCATGCACAAAGTTTAGCAACAATCTGAATAAATATACGATACATTCTGGACCCCTTAAAACTATGAGAACAACAGACCTTTTTAAAAGCAACAGAGCAGCAGATAAGATCACTGAATCTATAGAAAAAGTATTCGGGAAAAAATTAAATCTCGAATCATTTGATCTAGCTCAATTAGAAGATGCTCGTAACAAATTACGCACACAAATCCATACAGTGCGCAGCGAATCTGGATTCAACGAAAATCTAGAAAACGATGCATTTACACAAGCACAATGGATGCTGGATGCTATCAACAGCGAGATTGCAGAACGTCAAGAATTCATTTCAGATCCAGGGGTCGCAGCAGTCGAGGAAGGGTTTGGTTCTTTAGAAGAAAAAGTCCAAGAGCTTTTACAAAGATTTGAACAAGACGCTATGGAAATTGGCGGGTATGGTGATCCAGATATCAAAGAAATTATCAAGCATCTAGAAAACGGTGATGCTGAATCAGCTGCAGAAGTAGTATGGTACGCATACAGTGATCAAGACGGTGGAGAATTTCCACAAAAAGAGCCGTTGATAGATGACCTCCAGGCAGAGTTTGAAGAGCTTGCTCAAGGTGGTGATGAACCAGATGACAACACAGATGATGGTGCAGCACTAGCTTCTGCTGGACACGGTTCAGATGAAGACTACGGTGACTTTCCCGAAAGTGCACCGCCGACAGCCAAAGGCGAGCGTATGGTCAAGCATATCAAAAAAGGATATGCCAATGATGGCAAAATCACAGACAAAGAACGTTCGATTGCTTATGCAACAGCATGGAAGCAACACAACAAAGATAAAAATGAATCAGTCGATAATCCAGGAGAAGACATGACAAAACTACAAGAAGGTGAAGTACAGCAGGCCACTGCTGTGGTCACAGCAAAAACAATGGTTGACAGAGTTGGCCGTTGGATTGAAGAACTAAGCGGCATGGAGAACGATCAGCTGATCCAATTAGGTGATTCAATCCGTGATGAAATGGGTCAAGAACAGGCTAAAGCATATATTAGTGCAGTAGCACCAGCTGTTCAACAAGCTCTAGAAAATTTAAAATCTACACGCGAAACATTGGCTACAGGTGTGCGCATGCTCACAGGTGAAGAACAAGGTGCTGAACTGTTAGGTGCTGAACCAGCTCCAGAAGCAGGTGGTATTGATGACCTTGCAGGTCCAGCAGAACCAGATGCATTAAACGCAGAACCAGAAATGGCCGATGACGAATTTGCAGCAGCAGATGCAGCAGTTGGTGGCGCTGAAACAGCGGGTCGTGAAAAGCGTGAAAGCATTAACTATCAAAACAGCCTATTAAAAGTATTGGCAGGCTAATGAGACTATCGAACATTGTTTCTGAAAACGAATTTGCTAGACTGTCAGAGCTCGATGCTCCTATGCTAGGAGCAACCCCACCAGCAGGTGCAGCACAAACTGCACCAGGTTCAGCACCGGGTCAACCTCCTGGAATGGTAGATCCTAAACAGGCTGCTATGATGATCAAGCAACGTGCAGATCAAAAGAAACAGGTACAAGATCAAATTAAACAGACTGAACAACAGTTAGTAACTCTACGTAAACAATTGGCTGAACTAGGATGAGATTTTTTGAATTCCAAGGCGATGACACCGGAGACAAATTGGTTATAGTTCTCAGGAACTATATCGGACGTGCGGCTTCAAAAAAAGCACCATCTAAATTAAATTGGAATGGACTACAACAGGTACTAAAAACCAATGGATTCGAAATGGCTGCAGATTACGAAACATTCAAAGCCATATACGACGGCAGTCCTGCTGTACAAGCTATGGTTAAGAATTTCAACGATCAGGGGATAGAACTTAATGTTCCCGGAGCACCAGACGAAGAACCCAGCGGTGACGGTACACAAACTCCAGCAGATAGTCAAGCTGCTGTGGATAAAATGGCAGCTTCTGCTGCTCCTCAACAGTTGGCTCAACAAACAGCAACTCCCAAGATTTGACTTTAAAAACGATTTAGTGTATAATATACACTATGACTGAAAATATAATCAATCCACCACCGTTCGTTGAACGGATCCAATACAAGAACTGTGAACAGGTTAATGATCCTGTTACACGCAAACGTGTATATCTTACACCCGATGGAGAAAGTTTACCATCCGTAACTACTATACTTTCCGCAACCAAAGACATGACCCATTTAAATGAATGGCGTGATAGAATTGGACATGACAAAGCTGCACAGATAACCAAAGAAGCATCAGGTGTAGGTACTGCTATGCATGGTAATTTGGAAAGATTTATAGCAGGCATGCAAAGGCAGCCCGGAAACAATCCTGTTCACATACAGGCTAATTCAATGGCAGATGTCATCATCGCACAAGGACTAAGCAAAGTGTCCGAAGTATGGGCTATGGAACAGAGTTTATACTTTCCAGGATTATTTTCAGGAACCACTGACTTAGTTGGTGTACACGAAGATGAACCAGCGGTAATGGATTATAAGCAGACTAACAAGCCTAAGAAAGCAGAATGGGTGGAAGATTACTATCTACAGCTTATGGCCTATATATTAGCACATAATGAAGTATATGGCACAGACATCCGTAAAGGTGTTATTTTTATGTGTAGCCGTGATTTCCAATATCAGCAGTTTACCCTAGAACCCAAAGACTTTAACAAGTGGCAGGATGCTTGGCTTAACAAGGTAGAAGAATACTACGCCCTGAGTAGATAAATACTCTATCAAGCATAGAGGATATTAAAGTGGCCGTCGTCCAAATCTCAAAAATACAAGTCCGTAGAGGACAGAAGAATTCAAATAGTGGAGTACCACAACTAAGTTCAGCAGAATTTGCTTGGGCAGTTGACTCACAAGAATTATTCATAGGTAACGGTGCGGTTGCAGAAGGTGCACCATACGTAGGCAATACCAAAATACTCACAGAGCATGATGATCTTCTAGCTCTAGCATCCAGTTACCAATTTGCTTCAGACGATACTTCTATATCTTTAAGTGTGCCAAGAACACTACAGGGTAAGTTAGATGAATATGTGTCGATCACAGACTTTGGTGCTGTAGGTGATGGTTCCACAGACTGTGTAGCAGCCTTTACCACAGCATTCAACGAATTATTTAAAAATGTCAACGAAAATTATAAAAAGGTACTGATAGTACCTAATGGTGAATATCTACTCACCAGCGGGTTGGCTATCCCTAGCGGCGTGATCCTCAAAGGGGAAACACAGGACGGTGCTGTGTTAAATATTGGTTCTAATTCTATACGTTTTGTAACCGCTACAGGATTAGAAATTGCTAGTTTTGATAGTACCAATAGACCTCAGAACATAGAAATTTCAAATCTCACTATCAAAAGAGTCACAGGGCAAATAGTATTATCCGGTGTTGCCAACAGCACCTTTGATACTGTGAAATTTTTAGGTGAATATAATCTTGGCAATACAGTAGGTTCATTTGTTACAGAACCTGCAGCAGTTTTTTGGAACAATGATCTAGCTGGTATCAAAGTTGATAATATCAATTTCAAAGGTTGCAGATTTGAAGCTAACAGTATCAGTGTTAAGTGTGTGCAGACAGTGGTTTTTGATACTGCGATAAAATTTGATACCTGCGAATTCTTTGAAAATAACACAGGCATTTACATCTCCGGCGTGGCTACACAAGGCAACAACTGGAGAATAGTCGACTGCGACTTTGAAGAAATTGCCAAACAGGCATTTAGATCAACTAACGGCCGTGGCACACAGATCAAGCAATCTAAATTTAAGAACTGTGGTAACAACACAGGTACTGCCGCTAGCCCATTAGAATCAATTGTTTATTTCGGCGAGAAGACTAATAACATTGTGATTGATTGCACCAGTGATAGATTCCAGGCTGCTGCACTAACAGCATCATCCAGCACTGCTAGCGTGATTGAAGTTTACAATGGTGACAAAGTAAGTTTCATAGATAGAAATTTTGCAACCATATTCCGATCAGATAGCTTTGTACCGTTGGCTGTGTTTTCAGCATTTAACAAATATATCGTAGTAGATTATCTATTAACCCTAGGAGAATTTAGTCGTTCGGGTCAGCTGTACCTCACAGTAGGCGACGGACTTTCACAGGTAGCCATCACAGATAATTTCCAATATTCAACACCATTAACAACATCTTTCGGAGGAACACTTATGACAAATTTTGAATTCGCTGCTGAGCTCAGAGACAACGATGACACCACGGGTGATTCGACTTTGAGTATTGACACTGTGGTATTGTCGTATAAGAATCCTCTATTAGTCAGTGGGTCAATCGGAGAGGCCGGGTCAATATCTTTTGATGTTACCTACGGTGTTTAACAAGTACGGCACAGATAGATTAACAGATTGGAAAGAATTTAGAGATAGTTTAGAAGTCAGCGATACTCCTTTTGAAGATGTCGCTAAATTTTGGAGCCGAGCTCCGTTTGTTAGTCCGTATCTCAATCCCCAAAATCCTAACGAGTGGCCAGATCCCTGGCATTTGGTGTTAGATAGTCACCTAGATGATCTTGCAATCGCTCTAGGAATGCTGTATACTATTAAATTAACACGTCGGTTTATGGATACCAAATGTGAGATACATACGTCTAAGTCTACTAAAGAAAATCGATATATGTTAGTGGTTAACCAACAGCACGTATTAAATCTGCAGTACGGCGACGTAGTTGATTTCAACAGTTTAGATCAAACTGAAACCAGCCTGATATGGGCAAAATACTAAATGTGGTAAATATCAAACTAAGAAAAATAATATAGAATGTTGAGGCGTAGATGACAATTACAGTAATTAAAAGAAGCGGAGTGAAAGAGCCACTGATGATCGAAAAGTGGCAGGCACAGGTAGCGAAGGTATGCCAAGGTACAGCTGACGTCAGTCAGTCAATGATCGAAATCAAAGCACAGTTGAGTTTTTATGATGGCATCACCACTGAAGAGATAGATGAAGTTACTCTACGTGCCATTGTTGACCTAATTGACGTAGAACACAATCCAGATGTTGGGCACACCAACTAACAATACGTAGCAGGCAAACAACGCCTAAGCATGCTACGCAAGGATGTCTATGGTAGTTATACTCCTCCCCATCTGTATGAAATCGTAAAGAAAAATGTTGCTACCGGTTTATATTCTTCAGAACTATTAGAATGGTACACAGAAGACGATTGGAATCGTATGAACGACATGATCGATCATGACAAGGATGAACAATATTCTTATGCAGCGATTGAACAGTTGATTGAAAAATATCTTGTTAAGAATCGCGCTACTAAAGAAATTTATGAAACACCGCAGATAAGATACATGGTGGCAGCGGCCACAGTGTTCCACAAAGAAGAACCCAATAGTACTCGTATGAGATATATCAAAGAGTATTACAACTGTGCTTCGGACGGCCTGTTCACACTGGCTACTCCAGTGCTGGCTGGACTAGGTACTCCGACCAAGCAGTTTAGTTCGTGTGTTCTTATTCGTGCTGATGATGATTTGGATAGCATATTTGCATCCGGAGAAATGATGGCCAAGTATGCCAGTAAACGTGCTGGCATTGGTCTAGAGATAGGTCGTTTGCGCCCATTAGGGAGTCCTATACGAGGCGGGGAAATCATGCACACTGGCATGATCCCCTTCCTTAAGAAATGGTTTGGCGACTTACGCAGTTGCTCACAAGGTGGCATTCGTAATGCTTCCGCAACTGTATTCTATCCTATTTGGCATTTACAGTTTGATGATCTTATCGTGCTTAAGAACAACCAAGGCACAGAAGAAACAAGAGTTAGACACATGGACTACGGTGTGGTCTTATCCGCCTTCTTCTGGAGAAGATTTAAAAACAAAGAAGATATTACATTCTTTGATCCTAACGAAGTACCTGACTTGTACGAAGCATTTTATAAGAATACAGAACGATTTGAAGAACTATATGTAAAATACGAAAAGCGTAAAGACTTACGTAAGAAAACTATGAGTGCTGAGGAAGTATTCAAATCAGGCATTCTAAAAGAACGCACAGACACGGGTCGCATCTATTTGGTGTTTATTGATAATGTTATGAATCAAGGACCATTTGATCCTGAATATCATACTATCTATCAAAGTAACTTGTGCTGTGAGATCCTATTACCAACCCGTCCATTTAAGAGATTAGACGACGAGGCTGGACGCATAGCGTTATGTACCCTAGGATCTATCAACTGGGGATCGTTCCGTAATCCAGAAGACATGCGCCGTGCATGTCGCATATTACAACGTAGTCTATGCAATATTCTAGACTATCAAGACTTCTTGAGTATACAAAGCAAACTTAGCAACGATGAAATCCAACCACTAGGTATTGGAGTTACCAATCTTGCTTACTGGCATGCCAAGCGTGGTCTTAAGTATGGTGAGAAAGATGCACTACAAGAAGTTAAATCATGGATGGAACATCAAGCGTTCTACCTAACTGAAGCCACAGTTGAGTTAGCCAAAGAAAGAGGTCCTTGTGTAGATAGTGCTAAGACTAGATACGGTCAAGGTACGTTTCCATGGGAGTTACGTGCTAAAGGTGTAAATCAATTGGCTGACTTTAAACCGGAACTAGATTGGGAAACATTACGACTTGATATGAAACAGTATGGTGTTAGAAATGCCACGCTGATGGCGATTGCCCCAGTAGAATCCAGTTCAGTAGTAATCGATTCTACCAATGGTATCGAAATGCCTATGAGCTTGATTACTGTTAAAGAATCTAAAGCAGGGTCATTCATACAGGTGGTGCCAGAATATCATAAACTTAAAAACAAATATCAATTGATGTGGGAACAGAAAGATTGTGATGGGTACCTTAAAACCTCAGCAGTATTAGCAGCTTATGTTGATCAAAGTATTTCAACAAACACATTTTATAATCCAGCACACTGGGCAGATCGTAAAGTGCCAACTACATTGATTATTAAAAATCTCATGCAGGCACACATGTGGGGATTGAAGACATTCTACTATAGCCTAATTAATAAAGCAGGTAGTAAGGCAATGGCAGAACCAACTCCTGAAGTACACTACAACGGTTTCCATAATGAGCGTGAAGTGGAAACATCGATTGACGAAGATTGCGAGGCATGTAAACTATGAGTCAAGCTCAATATAATTTAAACACAAAGACAGACTATCTCAATCGTAAGATGTTTCTTGACCCAGCAGGGCCCGTAACCATTCAACGATTTGAAGAAGTTAAGTATAAAAAGATTGCAGACTTTGAAGCAACAGCACGTGGCTTCTTTTGGCAACCAGAAGAGATTAGTCTTACTAAAGATTCAAATGACTTTAAAGATGCTAGTGATGCTGTAAAACATATCTTTACTAGTAACCTATTAAGACAAACAGCATTGGATAGTTTACAAGGTCGTGGCCCTAGCCAAATCTTTATGCCTGTTGTTTCATTGCCAGAACTTGAAGCATTGATATACAACTGGACATTCTTTGAAACTAACATTCACAGCAAGTCATACAGCCACATCATTCGTAATATCTATAATGTGCCAAAAGATGTATTCAATACAATCCACGACACTAAAGAAATTATAGACATGGCAAGTAGTGTAGGTAATTACTATGAAGCATTGCATGTGGTCAACTGTCGTAAACAACTAGGCGAAACGATTCCAGAAAAAGAATATATCAAGGCAATTTGGATGGCACTACACGCATCGTATGCATTAGAAGCGTTCCGCTTTATGGTATCATTTGCTACAAGTTTAGCCATGGTGGAGAATAAAATCTTTATGGGTAATGGAAACATTATCAGTTTGATTCTCCAAGACGAACTGTTACACAAAGGCTGGACCGCTTATTTGATCAATCAAGTGATTAAAGAAGATAGTCGCTTTGCTGACATTAAAGCAGAGTGTGAAGCTGAAGTATACGCATTGTATATGGATGTAATACGTGAAGAAAAACAATGGGCAGACTACTTGTTTAACAAAGGGCCTGTAATCGGACTGAATGCTAACATTCTTAAAGAATTCGTAGACTACACAGCAGTTGGTGCTTTGAAAGATATTGGCATTAAATATACTAATCCTGCACCTAAGGTAACACCGATTCCTTGGTTCAACAAACATTCGGACACCAGCAAAAAACAAACTGCTCTACAAGAAAACGAAAGCACTAATTATGTTATTGGTGTTATGAGCGAAAATATTGACTATGATGCTCTTCCGGCTATATAATAAACATGTATAAAGCACAATTTAAAAGAAACTCACCTTACGAATCTTGGTCTACACTTGGCAGCTACGGTACAGAGCAGGCAGCGATTTCTGCAGCTTTGGCTAAAAAGAATGCTGGAGCATTGCTAGTGCGTGTCACAGACAAAAAAGGTGGAATCGTTTATTCAGGATAATATAGAATATGAAAGCTGTAGTTTGGAGCAAACCTGCCTGTCCTTATTGCGATCAGGCTAAAGCATTATTAAAGATGAAAGGCATCGAGTACGAAGAAAAAATTATCGGTGATGGTTATCTTAAAGAAGATTTGTTAGAAGCAGTACCCGGAGCGAGATCAGTACCACAGATTGTTCTCGATGGAGAACTGGTAGGTGGATTTCAAGAATTAAAGAAAAGGTTAGAAAATGTTAATTGATAAAGGTGTAACAGTAGGTGAAGTGATTACTTTAAAACTCACTTCAGGAGAAGAGATAGTAGCTAGATTATCAGCAGAAACTGATAGTTTTTATAAACTATCACGCCCAATGGTTATAGCTATGGGTGAAAGAGGTCCAGGATTAATGCCGTATCTATTCACAGTGAATCCAGAAAAGGAAATTAAACTGTTAAAAACCACAATCACAGTAGCAGAAGCCACAGACAAGGCATTCGCCGATCAGTTTGTACAAAGTACTACTGGTATTAAATTAGTCTAGGAATAAGAGATGCCATACAGAACCGGACTGGGACCACCAATACTTGATGTATGGCGTGCCAATGATGTCTACGCAAATAAAAAGCTCATAGCATTATGGGAAGAAGCAAGTCCTAGTCCAGCTATTGGTTCCCCAGAGGCTGTACAGGTTTCGATATCACTTACACAATCTACAGCCGTAGCAACCAGCGGTGCATTAGCCACTACTACTGCAGAAGCTGAGGTAGGATTAACTGGCAGGGGTGAAGTACCACACGAAGGTCCTTTAGAAAAAGTTACTAAAGAAGCCAATCCGGGTGCGTATAGTACAGCTGGAGGATTTCCTGCTAAACTAGATCCCAATGCAGATCCCAATGCTATATTTGCTGTACTTTCTAAAAATATTGATACTGCATTATCTGATGCTAGAGCAGGTCGCTGGAAAGAAACTGGTAGCAATCAATATATCGTCAGCAGTTATAAAGCAGTAGGATTTAATCTTAACTCAGATTCAACACCGTGGTGTGCTGCCTTTGCTGGATCAGTGTTAAAAGTATCCGGAGTGCAGAGTCTTAAAACTTTGAGCAGTTTGGCTTATAATGGATTCGGTACAAGAATACCATTAGATGACCGAAGCAAGTGGCGCTTAAATGATATCGTGGTTTTCAGTCGTGCTGGTGGAGGACATATTGGATTCTTTAGAGGATACAATCCATCAAACGGTACTGTGCTGATCGCAGGTGGAAACCAATCAGATAACCTTACAGAAGTAGGATTTAAAGCAGGCGGAATGCCAATCATATCAGTATCTAGAGCATGGAACGTGCCTGCAGAATATGATAGAGCAGTGACCTACTCAGGCAGTGCAGGATCTAGTGTCAAGGTAGTTTAATGAAAAAATTATTTTGGAACTGTCTTGGCTTCCTAAGTTTAGGAATGGCCTACATTGGAATTATTACTCCCGGAATACCTTACAGCATATTCGTAGTATTTGCCGCTTACTGTTTCAGTAAAGGCAGTGAACGTATGCATCGTTGGATCTATAATCACAAACTGTTTGGACCATTCTTAACCAATTGGAATACTAAGCGTGTGTTTCCGACTAAGATGAAATATTTTATGTTAGCCATGATGGGTACCAGTTTACTCATAATGTTTTTTACAGGAGTAAAACTAATTGGGGTTATCAGTACTGCTGGCTTTATGGCCATTGTTGCCATTTGGGCTTGGCGTTTTCCTGGGAGTGTTGAAGAACACCAAAGAAGAATCAATAGTGGAGAAAAGGTAGGATGGCTAAAGTAACATTAGAAGAACTAATTGATATCGCATTTGCGGTAGAAGAGGGTGACCCATTTGACTGGGGGTCATTTAAGCAAGGCAAGACAGAAGCAATGAAAATGATTGGAACAAGCATACTTGATCAATTTGACAAAGATGTTTACACAGATAACGAACGTTTGGTTATATTAGCAACTTTAACCAAATTAGTAACAGAAAACATGATTTTACATTCTAAACTCTTGACACTAAGTCAAAAAGAAAGTAAAATTTAATATTAAAGGAAAGTTATTAAAATGGCAACAGGAAAAGTAAAATGGTTTAATGAAACCAAAGGTTTTGGATTTATTACTCCAGACAACGGTGGTGAGGATTTATTTGCTCATTACTCAGCAATACAAAGCTCAGGCTTCAAAGTTCTACAGGAAAATCAAGCAGTAACGTTTGATGTAGTGCAAGGACAAAAAGGCAAGCAGGCAGCAAACATTTATCCAGCGTAAGTTGGGTAAATAATAGAATTGTTGTAATCCCTTCAAAGCGAAGGCATGTTGGACGGCGGTTCGATTCCGCCCACCTCCACCCAAGTGTATTGAAAAGTATATTTGGGTGGGGGTGACCAGGTTTCGACAGCGTGAGATAGTAGAGACGGCAACACGAGAGGCGATGGACGTAATCCAAGCAAAAAACGTAAATGCAAACGCAGATACATTTGACTTCACAGCAATGAGCTTCACTGGAAACACAGTTTCTGGTAAAAGCAAAGTTGCTCTAGCTGCCTAAAAAACAGCAGGTCCGGGGTAGTTATACCTTGTAACCCAAAATAGCAAAAGGTCACTTCGGTGGCCTTTTTTATTGGATTTGCCCACATTTACCTACGGTTATCGTATAATGTTGTAAATATTTGACTGGGCTGCGAGGCCCTTTTTTATTGTTTGGTGATATTTGAACTACGGAACCACATGCCAAACAGTGTACATAAGGAGAAGTATATGAAGAAAGCATTATTAGTAGCATTAGCAGTATTCTCAACTCTAGCATTCGCAGAGGATAAATCAGCAAAAAACTTTATCCATTTGCAATATGCATATCGTGATACTGTTGCTAGTGACAAAGCAGATCCAAATCGTCAAGGTGTGAATTTTACATTTGGAACTAAAGTTTTAGAAAATCTTACCTGGGACGTTAACAATCAGTTTCGTTCAGAGAACGGACGAAATGGCAACGAAGCAACTCGCTTAGAAACAGGCCTTTCATATCAATATGGTGTGTTAAAAGATGTAGCACTTTACACAAGAGGTGCAGTTGGTTACAAATACACAAATGGCGCTGATTATTCATACTATTCTGTTGAACCAGGAGTTAAGGTACAATTAACAAGCCCGTTGTCTGTAAAAGTTGGATACCGTTTCCGTGATTCATTCAGCGACAGCTATTTTGATCAAACCAATACTCTACGCCTAGGTGCAGAATATACACTATCAGAAAACACTATGGTAACAGCAGGATTGGATCGTTCTTGGAAAGATTCAGAATTCCTTGGAGCCAACGCAGGGTATGTAGTTAAATTTTAATTTAAATTGTTCCAAAATAGAACCCGCTCCGGCGGGTTTTTCATTTTACGTTATTAATTTTTTTAATAAGCGTCATTAAAATATTTGTTGGAAAACCTATTAAAATCGCTTGATTAATAGGATATATAAATGTACAATAAGATATCAGTATAAACACTGAATGAAGTTTTCAACACACACAAGGAGATATTATGAAAACAGTTGGCGATAAATTAGAACCGTTTGTGGTAACGGGAGTTCGACCAGGACAGCCTGATGATGCGTTTTTTGACATCACTGAGGAATCCTTTCCGGGAAAATGGAAAGTAATCGTTTACTATCCAAAGGACTTTACATTTGTATGTCCTACAGAAATTGTAGCCTACGACAAGTTGACAGGTGACTTTGCTGACCGTGATGCAGTGTTGCTCACAGGCAGCACAGACAATGAGTTCTGTAAAGTCAGTTGGCAGAAAGCACACAGTGATCTACAAAAGATCACACACAATCAATTTGCAGATACACAACGCGGTGAGAAGTCATTGATTGAACAGCTTGGTATATTTTACGCACCAGCTGGCGCAGCTCTACGTGCTACATTCATTGTTGATCCAAGCAACGAAATCCAACACGTTACTGTCAACAACTTGAACGTTGGTCGTAGCCCAGAAGAAACACTTCGTGTTCTTGATGCTCTTCAAACTGGCGAACTATGTGCATGTAACCGAACAGTTGGCGGAGAGACACTATAATGACTGCATGGGTGGATCAACTTAAAGAATCGTTGCCAGAATACGCAAAGGACACTAAGTTAAATCTTGATGCTGTTATTAAGCGTAGCACATTACCTGTAGAAGAAGCAGAAGGTTGCGCACTAGCAGCCGCAATGTCCACAGGCAACGGCAAATTGATTTCGTTCATCATGAGCAACATTGTTGATGAACAAGAACGTGATGCCGCAATGACTGCCGCGAGCTTAATGGCACAGAACAATGTATGGTATCCTTACGTTGAGATGGCTGGCGATCCGGCACTAAGTGGACTACCAGCACAGTTGCGTATGAATGCGATTTCAACACACGGTGGTACTACTGCCGAACGATTTGAATCGTACTCATTAGCTGCCAGTATCGTTGGCAAATGTCATTTCTGTGTCAAGGCGCACTACGATGGATTAAAGAAGATGGGATACTCTGTAGAACAACTTCGTGATATTGGTCGTATTGCATCTGTGATCAACAGTCTTGCTAAGGTATTGAACGGCTGAGATCACTAGCGGTCATTAATGATTTTACGTATGACTTTTAGGTGGTTTTGTCATATAATATTATATAAGTATTAAGGACAACAGACAATCGTTGCCGTAGTACTAATAGGCCTCAAGGTGGACCTTTATCAAAAGATCGATATCTCCACTGACATGAGTTTGTAAATGGTAACATTTTTATAAACGAGGAGAAATACTATGTGGACAAAACCAGCAGCAACTGAAATGCGTTTCGGTTTTGAAGTAACTATGTATGTAATGAACAAGTAATTGTTCGTTCTACATAACTTCAAACTGAACTCATAAAGTTCAAAATGAAAAAAGAAGCCCTACTTCGGTGGGGCTTTCTCTTGACAAAAGTCAAAATGTAATATATGCTAATATAAATAGTCATGTCAATCACGAGTTGACAAATCTATAAACATTAACCCAAAAGGAAAATAACAATGAAGAAATCAGTAGTTTTAGCATCCCTGGCGATCGCATTTGCCTCAATCACAGTAGCATCAGCAACATACCTAACATCTAATTCTAAACAAGTAGAACTCGAACGTGCTACACGCTTGTCAGACCTAAGTGTCACAGCAGTGAAAAAAGGCGATTACGATCTAGCTTGTAAAGCACAATCACAAGTGGTTGAAGCTTTGAGTAAAGTCCACACTAAAGGTGAGGATCTAGTTGGTTCAGCAGTGACTCAGAAAAATGACCTATGCCAAAAAGCACAGGTATCTGCCATGAATGCATATCGTTTCTTAGGTTAATCCAAAATGCCCACTTCGGTGGGCATTCTCTTGACTACGATTTCAAACGATGTTACAATATATATATTACGACTGTCGCTAACATGGAGTTTTAAATGTCAAATGCTGTTATACAGTTTCCGATAAGCATAAAACCTTTTAAGGAACACACCCAACTAAAACAACAGGTGTTGGCTGCTATTTCAAGACAAGAGAAAGCTGAACATATGATGGCATTTAATAGTGATATCATTAAATGTGATTGGAGTACATCTAGATATGACGGCGAAAGAGAATGGCTTAAAATTATAAATTATCCTCTTGCAGTTCATCTACGAGATTGGTGTAACAATATGGGATATCAAACATTTGGCATCACTGAGATTTGGTTCCAACAATATGCCACTGGCGGTAAACATGCCTGGCATACCCATAGCAACAACTTTACAAACGTATACTATGTGCATTTGCCCGAAGGCAGCGCACAAACAGAATGGATAGATCCTATAACAAAAGATATACATACGTTTGATGTACATGAGGGCGATATCATTACATTTCCTAGCTGGGTAATTCACAGGGCTCCGATTAATAATTCAGTAGAAACTAAAACAATTATTTCGTGGAACATGGACGTATCAGTGCAAGATAATGATGCTGCAGGAATCTACGGTTAAGGGAGTAGAATTTTTATTATGACTGAACAATCAAAGTACGAAGTAATAGATAATTTTTTAGATAAAGAATATTTTGATACAATAAAAACCGCATTAACATCAGATGATATGAATTGGTTTTATAGAGATAATTTGACATCAGACGATGAGAATGGTATGTGTTATTTTACACATAATTTTTTTTCGAAAAACATTATTTCGAGTCCTTACTTTAATTTACTAGAACCATTATTAGATAAATTAAAAATCTCTTCATTACTACAAGTTAGAGCAAATATGACTATCAGCAAAAAAGACACATACGAATCTTCGTGGCATGTTGATTTTCCTGATGGACCTTCTAAAACAGCCATATTATATCTAACAACATGTAATGCTAAAACGTTAATAGATGTTGAAAAAGAAATAATCGAGATTGATTCTGTTGAAAACAGGATATTAATTTTTGATACTGATATTTCTCATAAAATGATAAGTGCCACAGATGCAAAAAGAAGAATTATTATTAATTTAAATTATATTCAAAATCATATGACCAACCCTTCGACCCAAGGTATTAAATTTGGATGGATATAAAGAGCTTGCAAATTAAACAATTGGAGATCTTATGTTCGAGTGCATGATTATAGGTGATAGTATTGCGGTAGGAACCGCACACGTCAGAACTGAATGCGTAAGTCACAGTGTCGGCGGATACAATACATGGCAATGGAATAAAAAATTTGCCGACACAGATCTCACTGCCAAATCTATGATTATCAGTTTGGGCACCAACGATCACAAAGGTGTACACACATTTAAAGAATTGTCCAAAATGCGAAGTCGTGTCACAGCAGAGCGTGTATTTTGGATAATGCCCCCCTGTAACGATAAATTCTGTAAATCCGATGTCAATGAAATTGTTGAAATCATTGCTCGTTCACGTGGAGACACAATCATTAAAACGGACAGATTGCAAAAAGATAATATCCATCCGAGTTGGGCTGGATATAAAGAGCTTGCAAATCAGACCAAATGAGTGTATAATATTAGTATAGTAAACAAGTTAGGAGTCTATTTTGAGTATGCATTTAGAAGGTCCGTGGCTTACTACCACCGGCAAGAAAAAAGGTAAAAAGAAATTTGCTTCGGCAGAACATGCCCGCAAAGCCCGCGAACGAGAACAATCTTGGAAAGAGTTTATGAAACGTTGGGGAGTTGAAGCAGAGGAACGTAAACGACAGCGTGGGTTGGCTGCACCTGCAATGAACCCTGTGGTCACAAAACCCTATGTTCGTGAAACAGCCAAAATTGACAGTTTACCATTTACAGGCGGCCCGTGTTTGAAAAAACCGGACCAGGTCTATACCGGAACTGCGATAAAAGGCATAGGTACAATGCATAAAAGTAATGCGGTTCCTATCTTTAGCGATAAAGAAGCTGAAGATATTGCCAAAATGCGTCGATAATACCACATTTTAGCCCTCATATCCAAAATATGAACTATATATTATACGTTTCGCAAAGAAACAAGATAGTAGATCAGTATCGAGAGCGAAGTTTTATTGATATTGATCCGCGAGTCTTGGCCAATGAGAAACCCGTGAGATTCGGGCGGTCAAGGCTCCAAAGGCACACTGATTATGAGACAGTGCGTCCAATGGAGACAACTACACGTATGTCAGGGTTCTTTCGTGAGCCTCGTGAAGTTAACTCCCTTAATGTAATGTTACAGAAAATCGTAACACCAAGTGAAAGGAGGACTTATGGAAAAGTCATTTAAATTATCGTCCTGTGTTCTGGGACTGTTAGCAGTATTCTTTTTGGTCGAAAATGTTACCACAACCAAATTTGCATTGTTGAAAGAGAGAAACGGTGCTTACTCTCAAGACGTTGTATCAATCAAGGTTCGTGAAAAACAATTAGACTGTATGGCCATGAACATTTACCGAGAAGCAGGTCATGAATCGTTCGAAGGTAAAGTAGCAGTAGCACAGGTAGTTATGAACCGTGTTAATTCGGGCAAGTTTGCTCCAGACGTCTGTGGAGTCATTTATCAAAAAAATGTTGTTATGGAAAGAGTCGTTTGCCAATTCTCATGGTTCTGTGACTCTGCTACCAAAGCTCGACCAGTTAACCAACAGGCATATAACGAAAGTTATGAAGTGGCTAAAAAAGTTATATTGGAAGGATTTAAATTAGATGTTCTAAAAGATGCATTATTCTATCATGCCGACTATGTAAATCCTCGTTGGGGATTTGAAAAGATTGGTAAGATTGGTAACCATATATTCTACAGAGGAAAGGCTAATATATGATCATTGAAAAATTTAATTTCGATCTAGAAAAGTTCAAAACATTCGTTACAGAAAAATTTGGACAAACATCTGCAGAGACACTAGGATGGCTTTCTATCATCCTACTGCATGCGGCTACAGTGCCGTCATTCTTGGCCATCATGAGCGGGCTCACAGATCGAGCACCATCGATTGATTTGGTACTGTTGATTTGGTCAGCATTGACATTGTTGTTCTTCAAAGCTGCTGTCCAAAAGGACATGCTCAATCTAATCACCATTGGTCTCGGATTCATCGTACAGGCCAGCATGTTAGCACTGATCTACTTCAAATAGCATTTTGGTAAAGTATCTATTGACCTTCGAGTCAATAGGTGCTATACTGTAGTTGTTGTTAATATTCACACACAGAAAGGCACGTTATGAAAAAGGCAATTATTTTAGCACCATTAATCGCAGCACTTGTAGGTTGTGCTGGTATGAAAGACATTCCGGATCGCAAGACTTATGCACAGCCTAGCTGGTATCAAGATTGCGCCCAAGCTGGAACAGAAGGTTGGTTCTGGTGGACTAAAGAATATGCATACGCTTGCGGTGCAGGTGAATCAATTCACGCACAAGCCGCAGAAGAACAGATGTATGCTATCGCTATGAACAACTTTGCTAAACGTATTAACAGTGAAGTTAATTCGTCAACTGAAATCAAATTTGTAGATGATAAAAAATCTACCCACACAGTGATTTCATATCAAGTTAAAAATACTGTGATTCGTGAACATCTAAATCGTGAAGTAGGCCAGTTCACAATGTCTGGACGTCACTATACGTTCGTGCGTTTGAAAATGCCTAAAGCAGTATTTGATCAATTGATCGCAGAAGCTAAAGCACAGAAAGCACAATAATGAAAGTCAAGGACGAACTCTGGGGAGTATCCCTTGCAGTAGTACCTGCGCTTACATTAGCCTGTGTCTTGGCATTATCTGGTTGCAGTTCTGCGCCTCTTGTTAAAGCACAGAAGCCACAGTACTGTTATACCAGTCAGACGATTCAAACTGAGAATCGATCAGTGGTCAATAGCAAGACTACATTAGAATGCACTGACGATCAAATCAAACGATTAGCTGAAGTTAGATTAGGTATGGCTGCCAATTGCGGTGAATTCATTTACTATATGAGACAAGGAAATTATGATGTCGAGCGCAAAGGCATTAGTTGCCAAAAGCCGGACGGTAGTTGGGAAATCGTTAATACTGCTGGCCGTTAGTCTAGGCGCTGGTGCAGTAGAAGCAGATAATCCCAGATTTTTTGAATATCGATCAGGCGGCTTTACAAATAGATTAGTAGACTTTACCTTTGGTTGGTTCAAGACTCTCAATGACGAACAAAAAGAGGTGTATCATTCATCGGTGAATCATGCGGTAATGTATTCAGACAATGGTCAAAAAGTCTCTTGGTATCAGAGCGATGCATCTGGTTATGCGGTGCCAGTAATGACATGGCCTATTGGTTCCGGCTACTGCCGACGCATGCATATACAGGTCATAGCCTATGGCGTGGAAAAGACCATGGCTGCAACTGCTTGTTTTGATGACATTAACACCAGATGGCAATGGCAAAGCGATAAATACTAGTTCATGAAAATACATACAAGTGATAAATTAATTGCCTGGTTAGCATTGGCCAGCGGTCTCAGTATTTCAGCTGTGGCTGTTTGGTATTCAGTGGCAGGTCTCGTAGCTATATTTGCCGCTGCAGCCATTCCTATTATAATTATGGGAGTGACCCTGGAAGTCAGCAAACTCGTAGCCACCGTATGGCTCAAAATGAATTGGAGCATCGCTCCTAGATTAATCCGAACCTATCTCATCGTAGCAATCACTATATTGATGTTGATCACATCAATGGGTATTTTTGGTTTCTTGTCTAAAGCCCACTTAGATCAAGCAGTGCCTACAGGCGATGTTGTTGATCAGGTATCACTGTTAGACGAAAAAATAAAAACACAAAGGGAGAATATCGATGCTTCTAGAAAAGCTCTTAAACAAATGGATGAAGCTGTTGATCAAGTTATGGCAAGATCCACAGACGAAAAAGGCGCAGACAAAGCCGCAAATCTACGCAGAAGTCAGCAAAGGGAAAGGAACCAATTACAAAATGATATCGCAAAGGCCCAGACTGCGATTACAAAGCTCAATGAAGAACGTGCTCCAATCGCCAAGGATCTCCGTAAGATTGAAGCTGAAGTCGGACCCATCAAGTACATTGCCGCACTTCTTTACGGAGATGCCCCCGATCAAAACCTCCTAGAAAAGGCTGTTCGCTGGGTAATCATAATCATCGTTATAGTGTTTGATCCGTTGGCAGTTATACTGTTATTAGCCAGCCAATATTCATTCCAGTGGTTACGCAAAGCAGAGGATGACGATCAAGATGTAAACAACTGGTTTGACGATAGAAAAGACCGTGCTCGTGAACTAGACAAAGAAGCAGAAGAATTAGATAACTCAGCATCATCGTGGCCACAGGCCAGCGCATTTTGGCCGTTTCCTTCAACAACATTTAATCCAACACCGAGCTGGGGTACGACACCGATACACACCGAAGAGCCAAAATACGAACAGGATGATGGTCCATTAACTGATGAACAGATCCAACAGATACAAGAAGAAGCCAATAAAGATTTACCCAAAGGCGAAATCATTACTCAAGAGCAGTTGTTCGAAAATATAGACGACAAGAACGCTCTCGAAGATTGGAATCAAATGATTGCTGAAGCTGAAAAGGCAGTCGAAGAAGAAAAAGACCTAGAAGATCACGAAATCATTGAAGCAGCAGCCGATACAGAAAAACAGGCTATGCAGGCATGGAAACATGATAATCCAGATAGTTCCTTGAAATTTCAAAGAAAATTATTTGAAAAAGGAATAATATCTAACCTGCCGTGGGAAGATTATCTAAAAGCCCAACCGGACTTTTCCGAAGACGAAGCTGCCGAAGAAGCAGCTAAGTGGGCACTCGAACAAGTCGAGAATAAAAAAAAAGACAGTGAGCTGGATGGAGAACGTGGACGGACATCAGATCAAGAGAACCAACGAAGATTAGAAGGCTATGTGCAAAATGCAGAGCAAGGCGATCAAACATTGTGGCAGCGAATTAAGAAAGGTAGTTGATGTCGGATAAAATATTAGTAGTTACTCCACCAGACGACACATTAATCAACGGTGTTAGAATATTGCACGTTGAGCTAAATGAAGAACAATCAGTGATCGTATCATCTGCTTTAATGAATTCAAATACTCAACATACTGTTGTAAATTATGTATGGAAAATGGGTGATCCTGTAGAATGGCTGCTAGACAAAGTATTGAAATCAGATTTTATTTTGTTCAACGCTGATAGCCCAAATAATGGTGCCACTGATCTAATTATGGGGTATATAGCTGCACAGCCTAATTCTTATTATTTTGGCAACCTTAGAGCTTTGAATTTAGTAAATAGTTCGGTCATATATAATTCTGATCAAATCATTAACATTTTGGAGAACCATACGAATAAAAATGCAAGATAACTCAAACAATAAAATTCCTAAAGGCAGTTCAGTATATGTTCGTGACAACGAGAACATCAATCAGGCTCTAAGAAGATTTAAGAAAAAAGTCGAAGCAGCAGGAACATTAGAAGATATACGTGCTAAAGAATTCTACGAAAAACCCACAACTGAACGCAAACGCAAGAAAGGTGCTGCCAAAGCACGTTGGCGCAAACAATTACGTTCACAACAACTCCCACCAAAACTGTTCTAAACCATTGCCCAACGGGCAGAAAGGTAGTATAATAACTGTATGAATACGGATATTATGATCGACTTAGAGACGCTAGACGTTCTCCCCTCAGCCACCATCCTCACAATAGGTGCCGTTAAATTTGATCCCTTTGGTATGGATGTTGAGGAACCATCCTGCGAAAAATTGTACATTAAAGTTGATGTAGATAGCTGTGATCGCATTGGATGTACAGTTAGCCAATCAACTGTTGAATGGTGGGCAAATCAAAGCAAAGCCGCACAGGACGCTGCATTTGACCCCAACGATCGTGTAAGTATTGAAGACGCTGTTCAACAACTGTATAAATTTTGTTGGGGCGCTAAACGTGTATGGAGTCATGGCGCAGGATTTGATATTATCATTCTTGAGAATATATTCCGCAAAGTAGGCAAAGCGATTCCGTGGCAATTTTGGGAAGTTCGTGATACTCGTACATTATTTGACATAGGTATCAATCCTGAACGTCCTCCGGTATTAGCTCATCATGCATTAGAAGATGCTTGGAATCAAGCAGTTGGTGTACAAAATGTTTATAAAAAATTACGTTCTGCTAGTAGCATGGACGGTAAGTTATTTTCGCCATTACAAAGGTAAATCATGGAAAAAGAAATTAAAGAGATTATGTGTATCCTGCAAGAAGAATGTGCAGAAGTTACACAAGCAGTCAGCAAGTGTTTTAGATTTGGGCTTACCAATGCTAAACACGGAGTAGGCGTCACTAATGTTGAGCACTTGTCTGAAGAACTAGGCGATTTGTTATGTATGATAGAAATTGCTCAAAATGCAGGAATTGTAGATCCTGCGGCTGTAGAACTAGCGAAACAGGCCAAATACAAAAAACTACAAAAATGGTCAAATATTCAAAATTTAGAGAATATTTGATATAAATAAAATCGTAATCTGCACCAATAGGGCAGATTATAGAGCATAATGCTCAAAAATTAGATCTTACTTTATAAGGAGATAAAAATATGTCTAAGATCATCGGTATCGATTTAGGTACAACAAACTCATGTGTCGCTGTTATTGAAGGCGGCAAATCCAAAGTTATTGAAAACTCAGAAGGCGCTCGTACTACACCTAGTATCGTTGCTTACACTTCAGATGAAATCCTTGTTGGTGCTCCTGCTAAACGTCAGGCTGTTACTAACGCTAAAAACACCATTTACGCAAGCAAGCGATTAATTGGTCGTAAATTCAAAGAACAAGCAGTACAAAAAGATATTGACCTTATGCCGTATAAGATCACAGAAGCATCAAATGGTGATGCCTGGATTGAAGCACAAGGTAAAGAATTAGCACCACCGCAGGTGTCAGCTGAAGTCTTGCGTAAAATGAAAAAGACAGCAGAGGACTATTTAGGTGAGGAAGTTACTCAAGCAGTTATCACAGTCCCAGCGTACTTCAACGACAGCCAAAGACAAGCAACTAAGGATGCTGGAAAAATCGCAGGCTTGGAAGTATTGCGTATTATTAATGAGCCTACTGCTGCTGCTCTTGCTTATGGTGTTGATAAGCAAGATAAAGTAGATCGCAAGATTGCTGTGTATGACTTAGGAGGTGGTACGTTTGACGTATCCATCATTGAAATCGCCAACGTCGACGGCGAGAAACAGATTGAAGTATTATCAACAAACGGCGACACATTCTTAGGTGGTGAAGACTTTGACCAACGTATTATGGATTACTTGGTTGAAGAATTTAAGAAAGAAAATGGCGTCGATCTAAAGAATGACACACTGGCTCTACAACGCTTAAAAGAATCTGCTGAAAAAGCAAAGATTGAATTGTCTAGCTCTGCACAAACAGATGTTAACCTACCATATATCACTGCAGATGCAAGTGGTCCTAAACATTTAAATGTTAAGTTAACCAAGGCAAAATTTGAAAGCCTAGTAGATGACTTAATCCAACGTTCCTTAGACCCTTGCCGTACTGCTCTTAAAGATGCAGGTGTAACTAAAGATGACATCGACGAAGTCATCTTAGTTGGTGGTCAAACACGTATGCCTAAGGTACAAGAAGAAGTTGAAAAACTATTCGGTAAAGCACCACGCAAAGACGTTAACCCAGATGAAGCTGTTGCTGTAGGTGCGGCAATTCAAGGTGCTGTGCTAGGTGGCGATCGCAAAGACGTTCTATTGCTAGACGTTACTCCTCTAAGCCTAGGTATTGAAACACTTGGCGGTGTAATGAGCAAGTTGATTCAAAAGAACACAACGATTCCGACCAAGGCTAGCCAAACATTCTCTACAGCTGACGACAATCAACCAGCAGTGGATATCAAGGTATTCCAAGGTGAACGTGAACTTGTACAATATAACAAGATGCTTGGCGAATTCAAGCTAGATGGTATCGCTCCAGCACGTCGTGGTATGCCACAAATTGAAGTTACCTTCGACATTGATGCCAACGGTATCATGCATATCTCAGCTAAAGACAAAAGCACAGGAAAAGAAAATAAAATCACTATCAAATCTAATTCAGGCTTAACTGAAGACGAAATTAAAAAGATGATAGACGAAGCAGAAGCTAATGCTGAATCAGATAAGAAAGCTCGTACACTGATCGAAACACGAAATTCAGCAGAAGCACAGGTACACGAAGTTAAAAAGGATCTAGAAGAATTTAGATCAGAACTTACAGAAACAGAGATCTCTGAGATAGAATCAGTTATCACCGCAGTTGAAACAGCAGCTAAAGGTGATGATGCTGAAAAGATCACAGAAGAGCTCAATAAGGTTTTCCCTGCAATGAAAACATTGTTAGAGAAAAAGCAGGCCAAGGAACAGGCGGCAGCACAAGCTGAAGCTCAACCACAACCTGCACAGGAAGATGTAGTCGACGCTACTTTTGAAGAGAAGAAAGACTAACATCAAACACGGGGCACCTTCAAGGGCCCCATTGATTCTTACTTTATAAGGAGAAACTATTATGAATCAACTATCAAGACTAGACGCACTAAATCGAGCCCTAATTGGCTTTGACACAATGTTTGACACAATGGAGCGCCGTTTCGCTAACCAAGTGTCTAACAACTATCCTCCACACAACATTATTAAGACTGGTGAAAATCAGTATGAGATACAGTTAGCAGTGACAGGATTTGATAAATCAGAAATTTCAGTAACAGTGGAAAGCAATGTGCTGGTAATCAAAGGCGAAAGCAATATCACTGACTACGATGATATTCAATATCTACACCGTGGTCTTGCCACTAGAGACTTTGCTCGTGAGTTTCCGCTTGCCGAGCACATTGAAGTTGAGGGTGCAGAAATTAAAAACGGCATGTTGATTGTTAAATTGGTACGCAACATTCCAGAATCTGCTAAGCCAAAAATCATTGACATTGTTGATGTTAAGTAGTATAATGTAGTGTATGGGGGAGAAATCCCCCATAACTTAAATGGAGAAAAAATGACCGCAGATATTAAAATTGAAGAGAAGATCGTAGTATCATTGCAACCACCTAAATTGTGGAAGGTGATATTCCTCAACGACGATGCTACTCCTATGGAATTGGTCATTGAATTACTCACTAAAATTTTCAAACACACAGAAACTCGTGCTAAAGAAATTACTTTAGAAATCCACAATACGGGCAGCGGCATTGCCGGTGTGTATACATATGAGATAGCCGAACAGCGAGGCATTGAAGCAACTAATCTTGCCAGAGCCAACGGTTCACCTTTACGTATACAAGTGGAAGAAGAATAATGAGTTTAAAAGAGATCACCCAAGACCTGCATCACGAAGCAGAAAAAACAGAATTCGCTAAGATGTTACTTAGCGGCAAAATTGGCGGCAAGAAATATGTAAACTATCTTTACAATATGCTGGCAATTTACGACCCAATCGAATGGTATTGTAAACGTCAAGGATTCCTTGATACGATGCCAGACCTGCCAAGACTAAAAGCAATCTACGCAGACTTTATAGAATTAGATGATGGTAGATATCTCTATCTAACTCCTGCAACATTAGAATACCAAATATACCTACACAAATTAGGCAATGATCCAGAACGTAAACATCTTATCAAGGCGCATTTATATTGCCGTCATATGGGCGACTTATTCGGTGGCCAAATCATTAAGAAGCAGGTAGCACATATTTCAAGTGGCAAGTTCTACGACTTTGAAAATGCAGATGCTATGAAAGCCTCTATTCGTACTATACTTACAGATGATTTAGGCGACGAAGCTCGTGTAGCATTTGAATATGCTATTAGGATGATGCGTGATCTATATGACGGACAGTAAAGTTTGGGATACCCTAATTGAAATACAACAACTACTCGAAGAATCGTTTGAGCAAACTGGGGTCGAAGTCTTCGAACCTGGAATGGATCGTTTTAATCAGCCTGGTTGGGTTAATCGTGTATGGACTAGTGACAAGTATCGCAGGGCCCACGTTGATGTCGTTGATGCTAGGCTAACAAAAGGTCTTTGGATGATGCATTGTTGCATCTTCCCACACACGCATAATCCTGCTCCAATTTACGGTTTTGATGTTATTGCTGGCAAGAACAAGATCACTGGCTGTTTCCACGATTATTCAAAAGCAGGTGACCCAGAGCATCCTATGATGGATTGGTTTGCTGACGAAGTTGCTAAACTAGAATGGCGCAAAGAACGTGCTCTTCCAGAATGGGCCACTAACATATTCAGCAAGAGCATGGTAGCTGCGGGTAATGTCAGCGATGAAGCAGAACTAGAGCAGATCATAAATCTTGCTAAAACTACAATCTCGCACTATCTCAGTACAGTAGCAGAAACCAATAACACAGTTCCCGATACCACATTTGAGCAGAATTACTATGCTCAGAATCAGAAATGTAACCCCCATACACCACGTGTAATGGTTAGTTTAGGGCTATCTGAGGACGATGTACAGCATTTTATACAAGAATGCCTGTTCCCTGAGATACGATAAATAATCGTATGAGAGCATTTGAATTTAAAAACCCACAATCAACTACAGAATTAGCAGATCTTTTAGATAAAGCAAAAGACAAGCCTAAGGCACTGAATATGCTTGCGACAGGCATTGATGCTATTTTAATAGCAACAAATAAATTATTATCTAAAGTCAAAGCTACTGAAAAAAATGTTGTGCAAGAGCCAAAGCCCGTGCCAAAGCCCGTGCCAAACACTCCACTGCCACCATCTACTGCCCCTGCAAGTCCAGCTATTCCTAATACGAATCAAATTGTTAAAACAGAAAGTTTAGAAGAAACAACCATACAAGATATACCTTCTCTAAAATCAAAGATTGACGGTATTGAAAGCAATATCAAATTATTAAAAACATTAAAATTAGGAAAGCAGGCAATACTAATTGTAAAACAATTAGAAGCACAAATAAATGAATTTGAAGAAGAAATAAAGAATGCATTAAAAGAAGCAACCGACTCTTACAAATCTTTAGACCCGTATATTAGTAATATGTTATCAAAAGTTAATGAAAATAATGAACAAAGTATTGCTAGAGCTAGATCGATATTCTTAAACGATGAAATACCGATAGAAGAGGCCAAGCGATTCCTTGAAGTGGCTCAAACAGGGGTAATTGATATGATCCCTATGGTTAAAAAATCAAAAGGAAAATTAGATCAGTTCGTAGTAAATGATCCTGTGGTAAAAAGAGTGTATGCTAAAGTAATTGCTGATTTTATTAATTGGATTCCTGGTAAAACTGCAGGGAATGTCGGGCCGGGTGAATTCGCATTGGTTATGTTAGGAAATCCTACAGGCAAAGAGAAAAAAGGAGATCTTAAGATAGGTGATGAAATGTTTGAAGTAAAAGCTGGAAATACAAGTCGAGCAGAATTAAAGACTGGTAAATTAGGTACACCAAAAAGAACTGGGGCAATATTCGATACTGGAGTTTCAGGAAAGGCTGTTTGGCCAGAGATAGAGAAAATTTTAGTAAGCTACGGCTTTAAAAATATGACTGAACGCAAAAAAGATGCAGAAGGAAATATAAAAAACTACACAAGATATAATCTACAGGCAAATAATTTTGAAAACTATAATCAAGAATTTGATAGACTAGGTATGAATTTATCTGCAAGAGCAGAACTATTAACAAAAATATCTGAAAAAATATTCCCTGCATCAACGTTTGATATAAAACTTGTTAAAAAATCAATTCAGGCCATTCTTATGCAAACGAACGGAAAGCTAACACCAGCAACTGTGCCACCGGGGGAATCAAATCAGTTACAAAATAATAATATGTTGTTAAGATATCTCAATACATTATCACTGCAGACTTATCGAGAAGAAGGATCATCAAAAGACAACTTTTTATTTTTAAATAAAACAACTAGAGAGTATAGGGTTTATAGAGGACAACAACTGGATAAAGAGTTAAATAATCCTTTATCTGATCTTAAACTCATATCTGGCATAGCATTTAGCCTAGTTGATAAACAAAGCAAAGCTACCCCTAGAATCACACTCGGTTAATTAACTACCCTTTTAATCTAGATTAAACTCATAACTTAATTTTCACATAAATTCACGTAAATACTAATACGGATAACCGGGAGCGGATCTATGAAATTTGTATTAGTATTATTAGCGTTATTGCCTTTGGCAACTGTTGCGGCACCTTTACCAGATTTTACATTCAAAAGCCCAGCCTTTAACGGACAGGGCTATTCTTCTCACGTGTTGACCATTGAAAACCAAGAACAAACACGTAGAAAAGCAGCTGAAGACAAGATTCAATCAGCTCTTGAAAAAGAAGCCGCAGAAAAAAAGAACTCTAATATCTCCAAGTTCATGAACAACTTGGAATCACGTATCTATGCACAGATCAGTCAGAATCTAGCCACAGCTATGTTTGCCAATGGCGGAGCGACCAGCGGCACATTGAATTTTGAAGGCAATACTATATTTTGGACCAAAGATAGTTCAAACATTTATCTAACAGTTACAGACACAGTTGGTACGCAGACCACAATCACGGTACCGTTAGGACAATTTATATTCTAAAATGAAAAAACTGTTATTGATCACCCTCTTGATGTCATTAACCAGTGGATGTGCTATACTCCAAAGCACAGGTGTCACAGAAACTAAACCCACTGTGACTGGCACAATGATGAAAAAAGAATTTGATGCTGTGCCGCCACCCGCAGCAGGCAAACCTTTGAGTGTGGCAGTATATAGTTTTCAAGACAAAACAGGACAGCGCCGTCCACAGGCCAACGTAGCCAGTTTGTCAATGGCTGTTACACAGGGCGCAGAAACATTCTTGATCAAAGCTCTACAGGATGTAGGTCGTGGACAATGGTTTGAAGTGGTTGAACGTGTGGGCATAGACAATCTAACTAAAGAACGATTGATCATACGTCAGATGCGTGAAGCCTACGAAGGCAACAATGCCAAACCGCTGATGCCTATGCAGTTTGCAGGAATAATTGTAGAAGGTGGAATCATCGGCTACGATTCTAGTGTAAACAGTGGCGGGATGGGACATAGATTTTTAGGCATCGGTAAACAGACACAATGGACTCAAGATACTGTAACAGTAAGTTTACGTGCGATATCAGTAAACACTGGTAAAGTGTTGATCAGTGTCACTGTACAGAAAACTATTTTAAGCAGTGCAGATTCTATATCTGCTCTGAAATTCTTTGATATGGGTACTAAAGCGTTCGAAGCTGAAGCAGGATTAACTATAAATGAACCAGGAACTTATGCTGTGAAAGCAGCCGTAGAGATGGGAGTAGTAGAGTTAATCAAAGAAGGCAAGGCCAAAGGCATCTGGGACTACAAACAAGACGCACCACCAGTTCCTATACAGCCTGTAGAATTGCCTAAAGTAGAGGAGAAAAAAGATGATGTCAAACCTATTAGCACAACTGTTCCGCAAAAGGATAATGGAGAAGCGAGTCCAACAGCAGATCAAAAGAAGCCAGAACCAAAGGCAGAAGTTAAACAGTCCGCAGTAATGTATTTGAAACACGGACTTTATGTGAATAAAACACACGATGAAAAAAGCACTCGTGTGTGGTTTTTCGGACCAGGACTAGAAGTTGAAGTTGTAGAACATCACAAGGATTGGGTAAAGATTAAGGCCAGAGACGGCAAGCAAGGGTTTGTTAAGAAAGATGTGCTTACATCTGACAAACCTTGAGGCAAGTAAGCACGAAAGGAAGGAACTAACTATAACAGGACACTGTCCAAGGAGCGATTAGGTGATAATGTAGCCTAATATGAAAAAAAAATGAAAACAAGAATCAAAGGCGCTGGTGGGTTGTCGAGAAAATTACTCACAATTCTGGTGTTAGCTGCGATGCCAACACTGGGCCATGCTGTTGACAATAGCATCTATATTGATCAAGCTGGTGACAATGCCATAATCAATGTTACACAGGATGGTGCTGGTAACGTTGTTCGAGGCATACAAGGAGTTGGTAGTAGTAATACAACCCCTGCAAAGATGAAAGGTGACGGCATTGGTATTAACATCAGCCAAACAGGAGCAGCCAACGTGTTAAACTTTGGGGTTGATACAACTACCGCAGCAAGTGCTTCACCTACAAGTATCAACTACACTGTAACAGGTGGTGGAAACACAGGTACTATTAACCTTAACAATGCAGGCACAGGTACAAATGCCAGCACTACATTAGCTATCACACAAACTGGTGGTAACAACACAGCTGGTATCAACATACTGGGCAGCAAAAACAGTTTAACTGCTAACCAGAGTGGCGGTTCTGCTTCATTGACATCTACAGTTAATGCTGATAATACTACACAGACTATCACAACCAGTGGTGGTACTGCTAACAGTATAACTACTAATCTAACAGGTAACAAAGGTACTGTAGGTATTGTGTTAGTTGGTGCTAGTAACACTTTCGGTATTACACAAAGTGGTGGCGGTACTAATGGTCATAGTGCTACTTTTGATTTTAATGGGTCGAGCAATAGTGTAACCACAGCACAAAGTGGTACTATTGATACTACTATTAATTTAAAAAGTGTAGGTAGTGGCAATACGATTGGTATTACTACCGGCAACTAAGGCCCGCAATGAAACTATGGACGACAATATTTTTTGTTCTTTGTCTGAATATTATACCCAACGCCAATGCAGCTATTGGCAAGGTTACAGAACTGACCAACAATCCTCCGGCGATACAACGCCAGAGCCAAACTCTTACAGGAGCCAAGGGAACTGGAGTGGAGATGTCGGATCAGATAAAAACCTCGCAAGGGAAAGTTGGGATTACATTTGACGATGACACAAAAGTACAGGTCAACGAAAACTCTAAACTAGTCATAGACGAATTTGTCTATGAAGGTAAGAGTAAGGGTGGAAAGTTGGCTGTAAAAGTAGCCATGGGAACTGTGCGTTATGCATCAGGACAAATTGCAAAAAATTCACCACAAAATGTAGCAGTAAACACACCAAGTGCTACAATATCTGTTAGAGGTACAGACTTCACAGCAACAGTAGATGAATTGGGTCGCTCCACGATCATCCTGTTGCCTAGTTGTCCTGCCGTATGGACTAACATAGAACGTGACTGCAAGACTGGAAAGATATGGGTCGAAACTGACGAAGGTCGTGTAGTCATGGATCAACCGTTCCAAGCCACAAAAGTAGAATCACGTGGGGTGATGCCAATGAAACCTGTGATCCTAAGTCTAAGTCTAGACGCTATTAATAACATGTTGATACTGTCACCACCTAAGGAATTCAAAGAAGACAAATCACAAGTACGGGCTCAGATGAAAGGAGTGCTCGACGTAGATTTTCTTAGAGAGCAGGGTTTAGTTAATGCGCTGGAAGCTCAACAAAAAGAAATGTATCAGGACAAACTAAGTCGTAATTTTCTTGACTCAGACTTCCTAGCTAATATACTTGATATTGTAAATGCACAGCTGGCCTCACAGATCGACATGCTGAACAAGAACAACAACAATAAATTGTTACCAGACTGGGTAGCTACATCCGGAGTCACTGTAGAACTAGATGAGCCTAAACTCACACTGTGTCGTGATTCAGGCAGCGATGTGCAGTGTGTTACAACTCCAACAAAACAAAACAGCACTATAACACAGATACAGGGATCTGTAGAAATTCGTAATCGTGTTAACAGTGGTGGTAGTACAATTATTAATTTAATACAAAGATGAAGAACAACATCATTTTATTGCTAATCTCGCTGTTTAGTCTAATATCCACAGCTCAGGAAGTAGAAGCTGCAGGTACCACAGGGCTTAACTATCAGAATTATGCTGCCGGTGGTGCAATGCCCAGCTATACACAAGATGTTAATGGAAACATTACCAATCGCACACTATTATCTACTGGAACCGTAAATATCGTGGGATTGACTACTAGCAGCGGAACCGGACTCCCTACCCGTAGTGATGGATTTATTGTTCGCTTCTATGGTTTTATCAACATCACAACAGCCGGCACATACTACTTTGGCGGACAGGCCGACGACGGTATCCGCATTAAAGTTAATAATGTATTTGTGGTTAATAGTTGGATAGAAAGTGGTGGAGATTTTAGATCAGGCAGCATTAATTTGTCAGCAGGCGTTGTGCCTGTGGAAGTAATGTATTATGAAAACAGTGGCGGACAGATGGTCAACTTCCAATGGTTCGTAAACGGTGCATGGCAGATTGTTCCTTCAGCTTCGTTAGCCACTGATATTACATACTGGGTACCTGCGGCTCCACAATATTCAAGTTCTATCACAACAGCTCAACAGAGTCGTGTAGATGCATTTAGAGCAAGAACATCATCAGAAGCTGGTATACACATTGAGCAGATAGGTGACAACAATACTATCACTATAGTTCAAAAAGGTCGCGGCAGTATCATGGGCATAGGTCAGGACAAGGCGCTGATAGACGGCGACAGCAACAATATCACTATACGTCAAGGAGTTAGTGCCACAGGCAACAACGAAATCAAATTACGTGTGGTAGGGAACACAAACACACTGAATCTTAATCAAGCGAACACTACACAGGGAACCGCCATAGGTGGAAACGGACACTATCTATACACAGACATATTTGGAAGTCTAAATACCCTTACCACACAACAATCAAACACAGGCGGAGTTGGAGGACACTTTGCAGAAACTACGATTTCTGGAAACTCAAACAACGTTACAAAATTACAGACAGGCAACGGTAATAAAATAATGTTCACTAACATAACGGGAAACAACAACACTGTGACTGCAAATCAAAAAGACACAGGACAACATTATCTTGATTTGAAACTTACAGGCAATGGACACAGTGCCAACATCGTCCAAGAGGGCTCTGCCAGTCATCGAGCCACAATAGATCTGACCAATGCGGGGGGCGCCAGTTCAATCATTCTCAATCAAAATTCTAACACTACCCCGCAGGTATATAGCATACAGCAGAGTTGCGCCAATCCAGCAGGCTGCTCTGCAACTGTCACACAGAATCAATAAAAACTGTTGTTTTATCTTTTGACAATACGACTCTAAATAATAATACATAACCGGGAGCGAAATCGGAATGAAATTAAAGAAAAGCCTTTTGGCTATTATAATTGCCTCTATGTGTTTCACAGCACAGGCGGCTAATGTTATATTAGTAAATGAATATGTAAAAGCAGGAGTTAACGAAACCACAGGTACATTAGGATCTGGTGGTGGAACAAGTCCTGGACTGTTATATGATTCCACAGGCACAGGAACATTTAACACCGGCTACGATTACCTAACACCAGGAACTCCTTATGAAGGATTCAGTGTCAAGGGATTCAGTAGCGCCAATTCTTTATTATTCTATACACATAATAATAATGCAGATTACATGGCAAGTAGCCCAATTACTGGTGCATGGATAGGAACACCGTCTGCAGCCAGTGCTATCTGGGCATCTACTTCTAATGCAAATTTTAATCTGCAACACAGTTATAGTCTACCGTCAGGCAAACAATATCTAGATATCAATACACAAATTGAAGCCAAGGTAGCTATTCCTAATTTATATTTTGCTAGATTCATTGATCCCGATGCTCGTGCAGCCGCAGGTGACAGTTCATCAACGGACAACGTTCGTGGCTACGGCGTCATTCCTAAGACCAACGTCGTGTTCTCTGAAGCACTTTCAAGTCGTTATGCTTTGGGATTATATTCAACAGCATCAACAGGTGTGAATGCAAGTATCAGTCCCGGATGGTCCAGCAATCCAACAGACTACTATGATAATGTGAATGCCCAGGATGTTCAACGCGGCGACTACACTATTGGTATGGCATTTTATAGTTCTGGACTAGCAGTTGGCGACATTGTAAATTATCGTTATGCTTACATCTTTGGCCCGAGTGCGTTTGGTTCAGCAAGTACAGCTATTTCTGGTGGCGCAGGCGGAGGCACAGCAGGAACAAGTCCGTTCAGCGGAACATTGACTGACGTAGGCAGTGCTACATCAGCAGCATCAGCACCGTCAACACCGACTGTGACAGGCACAAGCACATCAACTATTACAGTTAGCGATGTAACAGCAGCGAGTTCCACATTGCCTGTTATTACAGCAAGCCTAGCACACCATAATGCCAGCGAAGCAAGCGGTAAGCAGACTATTGCTCGCGAAACTACTACTAACGTAACGACTCCAATGGAACGCACATTAGTAACTAAAGTAAGAACGACTTCTACATGGAGCGATGGCACTACAACATACACTGACAGTGCTAACTCTACAGCAGTATCAGTTACTAACCAGGTAGATACATCAGTAGCCAACGATAGCTTTAGTGGTCGTATTGATCAAATGACATACTTGAACAATCTAAACAAACAGTTAGATCGCGGGTTGAACATGGATGCTTTCCGTACAGATGGGTATACCGACGAACAGAAAAAAATAACCATGTATGTAAATGCCAGTGGTGCTAGATCAAACATGGGCGATGGCTACAATGCTAAAAGTCAAATCTACGGGCTAGGTATTGAAAAAGAAATCAATCCAGCTTGGAGATTAGGTGCTCAATACAATCGTGTCAACACAACAATGGATGGTACAGATTCTAAAACAGCACAAGATAAAAATCACTTTGGTTTGTTCTCTGTGTACACAACAGAAAAAGATATCAAAATTGTTAATAACTTAGGCTACGCTGATAACACAGTTAAAGGTAATCGTACTGTAGAGAATGTGTTTAATAACAGCCATTCTACTAGTGGCGATAATATTTGGTTAAACAATAGAGTGTATGCTCCTGATACAAAAGGATTCCGTCCTTACGCTGGTGTTACTGTTGGCAAGTCAACAGTTGGCGGATATGAAGAAGGTGGTAGTATTCAAAGTGCTAGAACTGTAAACAAAAATACAGACAACTACACATTTGGTGAAGCTGGTGTGCGTTACGAAAAAGAAATCAATAAATTCCGTTTAATCGGCGATGTTGGAACTACAACAGACTCTATAACAACAGGTGCTGCCACAGTTGCTTATTCACCAACCAAAACAGGATCTATTGCGTTAACTGCCGCAACACAACATGGCAATAATATCAATACAAATACTATAAGTTTACGTGGTATTATTAGGTTTTAATCATAAATAGATTTGACACCAATAACAATTGGTGCTATAATATAAAAGTGTTCGATTAAAAGTCGAACACTTTTTTTAACAAATCTCAAAAGGATTAAAAATGGCAAACTATAATACAGAAACTCTAACAGACCTAGCTCACGAAGCAGCTATTGCAGCGATACCAACTCCAGAAACTAAAAAAGAAGATGAGTCTACACCTTGTGCAACTAAAGATGTAAACTGTAATAGACGTTGGATTGAAAGTCTTAGCGACTGCGCTTAACTTATATAATAAAAAAGCCCCTTTCGGGGCTCTGTTATTCGTGTGCAATAACTAATGCTACGGCTATTGCTACAAACACACCTCTGACCCAAAGATCAGTTTTTGTAATATTATAAAGCGGCTTTCTCATGATTGTCCTCCTTGGTTTTCCATAAGCTATAACCAACTCCACCTGCTAGTAATCCAAAGGTTAACCCTAGGGTTAGCAGTGCAGGTAATTTAATACCGATCATCATTAACACGATCTTGACACCAATCAATACTAAGATTAATGCTAGAGCATATTTGAGATAGTGGAATCTATGTATCATGGCAGCTAGAGCAAAATACAGTGCTCGTAGTCCCAAGATAGCAAAGATGTTT